AATATCGACAACTGGTTTACCGAGTCTTCGAAGACAATATTCAGATAATTCTGATTTTGTTGTTAATGCCATTATCGCTCTCTATGGTTTCTCTGGATATATGATGTTATTTATATCAACAGTTGTCGGTAAATCTCGGAGCGCTTGTCGATATGTAATCATCTCATCGGATAAATCAACATCCTGTAAAGCGTAATGGTCTGTTTCCGATAACAGTCTGTTGCGTTGCATTCTGATATCGTTGATAATTTCTGATACTGGTATATCTATTAACGTGTTTGTTTTTTCAATAGTACCATTAACTTCTTTATATATCGTATCACCCACCTTTTGCTTATCCGATGGAAAGGTGGTGTTATCTATTAATTTTACAAATCGAGACGCGTAAGATTCGGGAAATACTGAATACGGGTCAACCGAAAGAGTTTCAATTTCTTTATCGTTTTCATAAATAATAAACATTTTACTCTCCTAGTAAATTAAAATAATACAAGCGCCGCCACCTGTTCCTGCAGTACCGCCGCCGTTACTTTGCCGAGCACCACCGCCACCACCGCCATAACCACCGTTACCGGCATGTGATGTTCCACTACCAGCACCAGAACCACCACCTCCACATAATAGACCACCGTGCCCACCAAAACAATCGCTAGAACTAGTTAAATTTGGAGATCCACCACCGCCACCAAAAGCTCCACCATTCCCATGCGATCTAGCCGTGGAAGCGGCACTACCATTGCTATTATCAAACTCACCCCCAACCCCCGTTGGAGCATAATGAGGATAATAATGCCACCAACTCAACTCATTGGTGTTAGATCGTAGACCTGGAGCAACACAACCAGCTATTAACGGGTCTGTGAAATAAGGATATTCAACATTATCTCTTCCTTTTTGGTTTGGAGCAGATCCACCAGAAACATAATCAGTACCACCACCGCTGCTGCCACTCCCAGCTCCACCACCAGAATAAGAATTCCAGTATGTAGCCCCTATTCCACCCGCTCCATCTTTTCCTGAATAACATCCTACTCCCAAAGGACTACCAGCGCCACCACCACCAGGACCACTGGTTGCATTCATGGAACCACCTTTACCACCAGAGTAAGCGCCTCCATCTGTTACCGATGCGTCTTTTACTGCGGTGCCGCCTAAAGCGTGTCCTGCCACTCCTGATACGGCATCAGCGCCAGGATTTCCAGTTAATAGAGTTGTGCCAGATTTTAATACTGTTGCTATTTTAGAGGTTATATCCAGATTCAAAACGTCTCCTTGACTTACTGATATATCTCCGTAAGCCATACCGCCACCAGCACCAGAAGTGCAATAATAATTGGACGAAGGCGGGATAGCTCCGTTTCCACCACCACCAACTGCATAAGCTCTAACACTAGTCACTCCAGCAGGAACGGTAAAATTTACAGTAGAAGAATAAAGTATCGGTGTTTTACTGCCTCCGACTGATATTCCCGTAAGTGCGGATCCATCCCCATCAGGTGCTAATACGTCCGTTCCAATAACAATACCAGATATATCACCAGATCCATCTCTCTGAACAATTTGATCTGCTCCAGTACCAACATTTAAAATTGCTGCAGTTCCTAGACCTAATGATGATCTGGCTGTTGCATTATCTTCAGCAACAAAATTCGTCCCATTACCAACAATAAAAACATCGTCTGTAGGGGTGAGAGCGGTAATATCATTAAGTCGTGCGTGCTGGGATTGTACATCAACGAAACTTAAAGTTCCCGCGCCATCGGTTTTTATTACTTGATCGGCATTACCCTCTGTTAATTGGAGTTGATCTATTCCGATTGTATTATCAGCGGTGGTTAATGGTATACCAACATCTATAATACAAACAACTTCAACCTCATCTAATTCAGCTAAGTCACTAGTGAAAGTGATTTCATTAGTTGTCAACGAGAAAGCATTATCGTGTTGTTTTATACCATTGATAGTAATGAACGTTGATGGCTCATTAAAGGGCACAAAACCTAAATCTCCATACGATATAACATTTGTCGTGGGGGCGCCGATGATGACAGGAACTCCAGTCCATCGTTTAATATTCGAATTCTTATTTTCGACTTTACCCAAATAAGCCATTAATCTTCTCCAGTTGGTTTAGCGGGTAATTTTGGCCATATTAAATTGACGGGATAACCATCTTGTTCCGGAATATCTCTGAGCTTTTGTCTATATTCTAAAAATTCTTGTTTTTTCTCTGGAGAAAGGGAATTATCCGAAGTAGTTACCCAATCGGTCGAATTTAGCATTCGAATTCGACGATCTTGTGCGCCCAACACGAATTTTTGTCTGGTCTGTTCATCTACTTCCTCAAAAATATAGGTTCTAGTTAAAGACCCATCTTCCTCGACGATGGGGGTAGATAATTTCATCTTAGCCCTACCCATTATATTTTCTGGAGGTGTGGGAAAAGTGTTTGGATGCACCGGTTTCCACCCTTTACCGAGTATTAATTCTTTTAGTCCTCGAGATGTCACAATTGATAGATTTTCCATTTTTATCACACCATCTAGTGAAATGGGTATGCTTGGTACACCGTTAGCATCAATTTTTGAAAATTTCATTTCTTATTACCTTTTTTTAAATTCTGTTGATTTGGTTCACTATCATTACAAGGACCGCAGTCATGAGAACCCTTTACCGCTCTATTATCCCTCGAAATGGATTTAAATTGACCGTCAAATTTAACTACAGATATACGCTGTGGACAACTCATTCTGAATATATCCCTGAAATCTAAAGTTTTATTCGAATATATTTCTAATTTCTTCCCTATATTTATATCGCTATTTCTAATGTATGGTGAATTTTCATTTAGTAATAAAGAGAACATTGTCTCTTGTGGGCTTTCACTTTCTAAAGATCTGTATATATATGGGCTATATGGACTAGTCCACGTTTCTAAATATTTTGATATATCGATGATCTCTTTTCCTAGTAATATTGCTAATATCATTAACTCAGAGTTACACGACACCGCTATCTTATCTGCATTATATACTATATCAACCCCACTTACAGATTTATCGACCATTCGATTATATCCATAAGTGATTCCCAAAAATCGAATATGATCTTCACGTGAAATGGGGTGGGGTTTGATCACCGCCATAGTATTCACATCCACAAATTTAGTTAAAATTTGAGCATCAACTACTTTGTCGTAACAATTGTGACCCGGTAATAGAGCTACCGATTTGAACTCAGACTCTTTAGCAGACCGCAACTGATATTTATCAAACAATCCTTTCATAAATACAGACTTATCATCATCGCTCACTCGAGTTAATTCCATATTATTCACGTATCGATAGTTGACCTCTGCCGATAATGTGGATAACAAGAAACCATTAAACATATCATGATATGTATATTCGTTGTAATACGGTGGATGTGTAGGCACAACATCAGCTGTACATGGTAAAGTAAGTCCATCCTTTAATTCAATTTCCCTGTCTTTTGTATCATTGAACGATATTACTCGTTTATTTTTTCCTATTCGATCGAATTCCTCACCCTCGTCATGCAATTCTATAGCTCCAACAGGACGCGTACCATTTTTTAGACTATCCATTTTATATCATTCACCCATATGTTATTCTAGTAGTATTAAATGCTGAATTAAATTCGGTCATCGATTCTATTGTCGACCTCGAGGCTGGAACCGTATAAAAATTGTACGTTGACGAAGTTACCCAGTCGGATTTATTCGTTTGGTATACTGTATTTCTATTCTGCATGTTTGGATAATAATAATAATATGGATCGGTCACTGTCGCGGTGGATATAGTATTGTATCCAGTATCGGAGATATATACAGTCGTTAGGTGTTCTGTGCCGCGGTTATATGTATAAGTGATATCAGTTACTTCCGCAGACATCGGTACATCAACGGCCGTTGTGTAATACGTTTGTTCATACGCGGTGTATTCTGTTGGAGTTGTGGTGGTATATGTTTCGTCCCAAGTTGTCGTGTGAGATCCACACGCATAATTCTGCGGAGCATAATACTGATCTGCGTACACAGTTCCATTGTAACCGGTATACCCAGCAACATAACCACCTGCGAAATAACAGTAATCTATTATTTCAGCCGAATATGAAACTGTATTGGTATCAGTAACGCTACTTTGTATAGTTATCCAAGTACCGTGCTGCGTATTTCGTCCCTCAGTACTCGTCCAACTCGAAGTTCGAGTTGTGAAAGTTATCTGTTCCAACCCACTCAAAGGGGTAGAATAATTAGTCGTTATTTGAGCATAGTAAGAATTATCATATGGCACTTGATAGGGCTCAACTGCGGTTGACCAACTATACGATGCATACGAACCACCCGCATCGTACGATGTTGTTTTTGAATAATCTGATGTCCAATTAGAAGTATGAGACGTATCCTGTATTTCATTCCAATAACTATTATATCCGGTTGTTGTGGTATACTCAGTTAAATGTCCCACTTCGTCCGATACCACATATGATGTGGTATAATTTCCCAGCGACGCCATCAACAATTTACTGCTCATGTTAAGTGACCTCAAGCATAACGTTGCGGCTAACCACGAAACCATCAACCCCTCCATCGGGGTGTATAGTAAAAGTTAATATGTTTACGGATTCGGTAAATATTGGCGGTGCGCCGTTCGTCCATCTAACATTTCCCCACGCTACATTATAAAGATTGAAGTTTATCGTTGTTACCGATATAGTTGTTGCTCCCAATGTCGGCATATTAAGTAAGTTAAATCCTGCAATGTTCTGATCAGCAGTAATATTAAAATAGACTCCTTCATTTAGATCGACTGTTATTATAGTCCCGCTCACCTGTGGTGCTACCGATCTCTCAGATTTAATATGACTGACACCGTCAAATATATTATCTTCGCCTACTGCAGCAAACTTGCTGTTGAATTCTACATCTTTATAGCTAAGGTCGCTTCTCATCACGTTTATAGCATCTATAACTGCTTGGGCGTCCATTGCAGTTTTGGCTGGTTTACCTCCGATATACCCCATAACTATCCCCTATGTTATTTCTAAAATAGAACACACAGCATCGATATCACCAGCAACTGATGCTGTAATTGCTAATATATCATTAGCTTCGAGGTTCAATGGTTTGTCTAGTACTAATGTGGAGTCTTCCGGCACCGACAGAGTTTTGCCGATATATCGGTAAGTCGTTCCTCCGTCAACGGTTATTTCTATATCAACTGTTGCCTCATTGACACCATCGACGTTCGATATATAAAGGGCGTGTATTACCGCGGCGGTCTCTGCCGGGCAAGTGTATAAAGTTGTTCTATTGGTTGTAACTTGTATGCCCGCATTTTTAAATGAATTTGCCATATTATCCTCCCAGTGCTATTGACATTGCAACAGCTGCTTCCGAAGCCTCAACTACTTCAGCATTGAGATTAACGAAATTAGAATCAACCTCTACATTGGTTAGTGGATCATCCTTTGGGATTGAGTTAGAGGGGACTGTAGTAGTTCCCTGTCTGAGATAAAGTTCAGCCATTATGATTCCTTGTTCAATAATTGTGTTAACATATCTTTTATACTATTTATATCTAATTCTAATTTATTCATTCTGATTCTAATTTTCTTATCTTCCATATACTTATTGTAATCATTTTTATTTGAATTAACGATTAATCCGAACTTATTTTTATCTAGGTTCGGATTCGATTCGATCTTCATTATGCTACTGCCACAATTCTAAAATCTCTAAGTCTAGGAGTTTTGTTAGAATCCGCAGAATTAAAAACTATCTTAACCGAAATGATATCATAATCATCTACACCAGTTACAGTGGTATTACCCTCAAAAAATCCACCCTTATTATTAGAGGATTTTGTTCCGATGTTATCAATTTTTGTATATTTTAAGGATTTGTGACTTACTCCCTCAACACCAGAATTAGATGTTCTGTAATAAAAATCTATGTTAGTGTTATAGGGTTGGTTATATGTAAAGAATAGCTTAAACCCCGTTGAAATATTAACAAATTGAAGTGGTCTTGAAACATACTTCGAAACTGATGTAGAACCCATTGGTGCTATTTCATCTAGATATCTAGTATTATATATTATGTATAGGGTTGTTCCTGTCATAGTAAATTCTGAATCTACTGTCACGGTAGTCTTATCATCAGATATATCTGTTATGATAAAGTTACCAAGATCTGTACCACTCGATGTGCCATCATATATATGAAGGTTCATTCCAATTTTGAATTTACCGAATTCTAATATAGTCGCTGCATCGGCAGTCGATATAGTAGTAGAAGATGTTGTAGGGTTTGTTAATGTACCAGATGTAAATGTCGATACATCTAGATCCGTACTGATATCGTCAACATCTGGTGAATTAATCCTATTTGTAGAACATAGTGCATCGATACCAGCAATGTTAATTATTGGTGATACTCTTGCATCTTCGGTTGATAACTTTGCAGTAAATTCTAACGAATGGAAACTTGCCCCTTGTGCAGTTTCCCCGACAGGATTAAGAACTGAGATAGTAGATGGAGTAGATTTATTGAATCTATTTACTAATTTTGTAGGGGATGTATCACTGTGGTGCTTGTACTCGTATTCGAGATTAGTTCCAGGTATAATTTTATCTTTGAATGCTGGTTTTATAACATCAATTTTAATATTCTTTGTTATTTTAAGACCAAATTTCTGTATTAGATATTCCGAACTTGTGGCAGTTGCACCAGGATCTATGACAAAGAAATCATTCTCTACATTGGATACAGTATGTATTCCGTTTATACTAGTTTCTGGAATACCAGCATAAGTGCCAGCTTCAAGACCAGAAATTTCAATGGAATCCCCATTATTAAGTCCGTTATTTGGTAATGATATTCTAATTAATGATGAATTGTCTTTAGTTCTACCAAATACATGAGAAACATCACTCTCTGGAATATCATCATTAACAAGTCCGAAAGTACCGACACCGGTATCAAACTCAGCTCTGTATAGTTTGAATGTTAGATCTTCATATTGATCGGTTGTCCAAACGGATGCACTCTGAGATTTGAATAGAGATCCAAGGAGAGGTTGTGTTTGTATAGAACCTCCACCGCTTAAATCATCTTCACCCATATATGATGTCCATACAACATATTTTTCTGAATCCGATTTAATATATATACCATATTCTTTACCACCCTCGAGGTAAACCGGAGCACGAAACTTTATATTAGTTGGAGTAGGATTTCCATACGGTCTAGAATCTATTATAGTTGTATTCTCTGTATCTACCTGAACATCCTCAGCATCAACGTAAACTTCTGATAATGGGAATGAATTGGGTCCGGGATATCCATTAATCGTTTCTACTATTGAAACGTATATAGGAATATTAGATGTATCTTTTTGTCCGAAGTATAAGTCCACAGCTGTTACAAATATACCCGTCTCATCTTCAACGAAAAATGTTTGACATAGAGGATCTACTGGACATACCCATTGAGCTGTTGCGGAAGTTATACCAGTTGCAACCGGTTCTCCCTCTTTAGTGACAACTTTGTCGTCACCTCGAACTTGTATTGTTTTTGATTCTGTTGAATATGTAGTAACTGGATATTCAACCCAATTTCTAATGCTGGTGACTTTAGGTTGGGTGGACATCAATGTGCCAGTTGAAGTAAAATCAACAATGGCAAAGGATTCTGAAAATAGATCAGATATACCAGATGTTGTAAAGATTATTTCTTTGTCGCCGACAATTAGTTTTTTATTTCCCTCGTTAGGAATTGTTAATAATCCATAAAGATTACCGTAGGCAGATGATTTTGCTGTAGTAGGTGTGTTTACAGTAGTTATCGATGCAGTTGCAGTTGATATCGATCCTGTAATAACTTCAGATGAGGCGAAAGTACCTTTAACGTTTGATACAAATAGTATAATGTCTGACCCTGTAGTTTTCTCTATACCCAATAGAACAGCTGTTGCAGAAGATGTTCCGCCAGTTATAACATCCCCAACATTTAATGCTGTTACCTTATTTCCAGCAACTTTTCGAATATCAGCATCCTCTGATCCAGCAACACTCTTTGCGTCAAATGTTCCGGATGCAGATACAGTTAATTCGGTTGCTGGAGTAAGGTGTCCCGATAAATTAATTTTATCAACAAATATATTAAAATCCGAATCTCTTTTTAATCCCGTTACTACATACTTTAGGGTTGCTGCCCTCATATACGGAATTAAACTTGATGTTATTTTTGATGTTTTTTCTTCAGAATATTCAGCTCTCGTTTCATATGTAGTATGTGCGACTTGATATGAAACATTTTGTGTTACATATGTTGCAACTGTTTCTGTAACAGAAGGACCAGTCCCCCATATAACATTTTCTGGTGGAACTCCGGATATATCAAAATTTTCGTCCACCGGATGTGTCCACGTTGAATTATTGATTACGGGATAAGTTAATGTCGATCCAGACGGGTCATGCGGTGCTGCAATAGCTTCGGTGCCAAATTCGACATTTGTTGATACTGCATATTCCGTTCCATTTGCAGTATTATATGCATCTGTAAACGATTGTGTAAATTTCGCGGCATGTGATAGTATTTCATTCCCTTGTTGTTCCTCATTCATTATACCGTATACTGCCACACTCAGACCATTTTCCTTCTGCGCGGCTTCATTGTCAAGTGAATGATGATTTGCCATTCCAATAATACCCATAACAACGGGGTCATTTGATGCTATACCCGCTCGCAAGGTCTCCCATACGATAGGAACAGCAGTGTCCGGATTCGCGGCATTATATTCTTCTGCAGCTTGAACTAATGCAGCAGTTGATTCTTCTGCAGTAACTTCATATTGTAATTTTGATTCTACGTTAGCGGTCATTGATATTCTCGTTTAATTTAATAGTTTGAATCTCTAATAACAGGAAGTGTCTCGGTGTCAATCCATATATCAGATTCGGGTGTTAATTCTCCTACACCAATGAACGAAACTACGGCGAATGGATTAACATTTGATACTCTAGAACTATTAGAATTTCCAACATATTCAATCTCCGTAAAAGGTAATGTTACTATAGTATCATTCACGACATAGTTCTTTCCATCCCTTTCGGATATTGTTCCATTTTCTTTTAATTTAATATGAGATTCTATTATTGGTGATGTTAATTCTCCGATACCGGTGTTTATAAAACATTTATAATCAGGATTAGTTAAATCACCTACGCCCATATCATTAAAAGAATCAACAATAAATCCATTTTTGAATAGACTGAATCCATCAGGATCTTTTACTTCTGTTGTAGACGTTTCCATCTCTAACATATTTAAAGATGTATAATATTCGAGATTATCAATTCGTTTATCCAATTTACCGATATCTTTCATAGTATATCGACGGTTATTTTTCCGCTTGACTTTAACAGAAGAAGGTAAGACTCCACCGTAAGGCACATTTCCTAGAGTATATAATAACATAGACCCTTCTGGAAGCGATGGCATTTGAGGGGTTAATGATGATTCACCCTTAATAATTTTAATCTCTTTCTTGGGGGTTAAGACAATTCCATCCATTCTCGGAAGATAATATGAATAATCTACTGAAATAGGATTATCGTATTTTAATATACCAAAATTGACATTTTTAAATCCAATGCCATTCTCATTTTGCACTGGTCTGAAATCAATAGAATCTCTGAGATTTGGTTGTATATTTGTATAATCAGCTGAATTGTCATATGATTCAACAGAGAAAAAATCTGGATTATTGGTGAAGAAATGAGTATTATATTCAAAAGCTACTCGAATAGATCCAGTTAAATCGGAAGCAGTATTTCGTTCAATCGATCCTATACCATAATATAAACTAGTTTGCCCAGAATTTAATTTGTATTGTGATGTTATGTCTTTAGTGGCCTCATTATTTGAGTCTATAGTACCAAAGTTCTCGGCTACTTTAACTGATAATAATTTTGTACAATCTGCTTTACCTAATAATATTTTTGATATATTAATATCGTTTGTAGTAGTTAAATCAAAAGTTTCTACCGACAACTCTTTTGTTGCTGGAACAGCGTTAGATCTTTCGATGGTCCCGAATACAGTATAGTGCGTATTTGTGGACAAATTCTTTACCTTAATTGAAGTAGAGGATGTTAACTCAATTGTGACCGGACTTATTATAGTTCCTGCATTACTGCCACTCGTCTCAATCACGGTAAAATTTTGTGGGGTTATTGGTGCGAACACCCCATCACCGACAATTGAAATCTCTAGGTATGTGTTAGATCCTGTGCTAGTATCACCCAACTCTCTTGTTATAAAATATTTGGTATCAGAACTAGTTCCATCATCCTCCTTCAGATCTTTAATGAAGTTATGGGGTAATTTATAGACTGCGGTATTATCATTATTGGCTATGTAAGAATTTAAGACATAAAATATAGATGATGCTATGTTATTAGTATGTACAGATGGATCAACCGTTAATTCAGTCGATGTTATGTTAGTAATTTTATACTTCTCAAGCGGTGAAGATGGATCTGCAGTTATATAATCCCCTTCCTTGAGATCTCCTATAAAATCTGTACCGATACCTGTAATATTGGCTGATCCGATAGTACCGTTTATCGCTCCCATTAACCTATCGTGAACTTGAGCGATATTACCAGTGAAATTAACCGATCCTATTGTATTAGCGCTGTCAATATATAAACATTTAGCATTTTTAGAAAAAGTGTATCCAGAATCGATCAACATATCATGAATATAAACACGATATTCGGTACCACCCAATGTGCCGTTATCCCTTTCAATCCATCTTGCTTTACAAGTTCCTATTTTAGTGCCGACATTAGTCCCCGCACTAACACTGAATTCGTCGTATATATCAAAGTCGATAAAATCAGAACCCATTTGTGAGGGCAATGTTGACGGAAGATCGATCAATATGTATTTTGGAGTAGATACAGCAATACTAGACCCATCTTCTCTTGCTACATCTCGAGCTCTGTCATTCTTTAATCTTAATTTTCCCGTTTGTGTATGGGAAAACCCCTTTACTACACCTATCCCATTTGAAATTTCTACAATATATTGATCTTCTTGACCAGCATATGTAACTGGGTCTGTAACTGCAACAATAGCAGGATATGCGCCAGAATTTAAATGAACGTTTTTAACAAATTGCCACGTTACATTGTCATCCGTAAAAGTTGAAAAGGTTGTTAGGAATGTAGGTTTATTTGCTCCCGATGTTCCAGACTTTACACATTTATATGTGTGGGTCAATCCGCCAACCTCTTCTCTAATGACATCACCGATTAGATAATCTTTTTCCGCTACCCAAGTTTCTACAAAGTTGTCACGATCCTCGAGAAGATTTAATTTAAAATCCCTTACAACGTAATCGCCGGATTCATCATATGTTCGTTTAGCTAGTTCGTGTTCAATGACACTATAATTAGGGGTATCTTGCATTAAGCGAGTAACACCAGCCTCAGCCCTATATAATTCTAGGTATCTTGGTTTAGATTCTATATTGGTTAAATTCCCTTCGGAATTAACGGTCAGCGGATATTTTACGAAATTCGTAGATATTGAATATCTATGGGCACCTGGAGCAGCATAATTTGGAGAACCTGTTGCATTATCATTTAGAGTTAAATCCGTAGCAGAGGTTGTTATGTCATGATCCCATTCAATACCGCACGTAAATGATGGTATTGAATCGTATCTATTTAATATAAGATTAGACTGAACTACTTTAACAAAAAATCCATCTATATAATATATACCATTAGCTATAGATAGCATTGAACCAAGACCAGTAGCATCAGTTCCTTGCACGGTTAGGTCAACTCCACTAGACGTTAGAGTGTCATTTGCTTGAAATGTTTTTTGACCAGAAGTGCCGGATGAAATATACCTAACATAAAGTACATTATCATCTAGATTCGTATCAGTCGAATCTGCTATCTCGGTATGAACAACTGTTCCTGTAACACCCGAGACTGCAGTCAGCAATAACCCTTCATAGTCAGATAATACCACCCCCGCTGCAGGTGCTACTATTTTAACATAATCTGTTCTAGGAGAATAATTAAGTCTACCATCAATAACAGGAGAACCATTTTTAAATAGATGTTTCCCTATAGAATTAACTTGATTCTGTAGTATTGTTTGAATTTGTGTTAATTCTCTCGCTTGCACAGCTGTGCCGGGACGAAACAATATTCTCAAATAATCCTTTAACTCATCATAGTCATCAAAATAAGGATCTGTATTAAAATTGTAAGACATAATAATTCTCTTTTAGGTATATATTATATTTATATTAGAATGATATAAACGATTTAAACTTGACTCCTTGATTCCCAGAATCAAGATCTCCCGTTACCGAAAATGTTATTCTATTTTCCGCCAAAATAATATCACCAGAATGTTTATTTATGGTTGGGGGTACTGCAGCTGCAGTAACTGTAAATGCTGCTTGTGTTAATACTGAATCTAAAAATAAAGTATTATAGGGAGCGGTATCATGGTTTATTGGTTGTAGAAGAATCTTAGATCCATCATAACTTATAACTCTAAATGTCTTTGTGCCCATATACACAGTCGTGTTAATGATCATCGACGGTGAAATAGATGATGCATCAACTAAATAACACGTAGTACCGATTACCTCAAAGAACTTAGAAGCTACGCCGTATTTTTCTATTCCTTTAATCAATCCTATCTGATTATAGTCATTATTCACTATAATACCGTGATTATAATCTTCGTCGAGTGAACTAAATAAACACAAAGTCGTAGATTGTAATTCTCTAGGAAGATCGTAACCATGTCCACCTCGAGGGGATAATATAATTCGAAGTGACGCATCAGCTCCAGGTTGTAATGAGGAGTCCGTTATAACTACAGTTGCATAATGATATCCAGAACCATAATCGTCAATTATCAGATCCGTTATAACACCGTCTTCTGATATAATTAAAATAACATTGGCACCTGTACCATCACCAACAACTGTTGCAGTTACGTTGCTTGGGAGAAGATATCCCGAACCACCATTTTCTAGAACAATTGTTGATATTGAGCCATCAACCGCAGCAGTCTCAACTGATGCCTGATTTGTATCAAGACTACCATAATCTGTTACATGAACTGTAAAGGTTGCTCCAGATCCAGGATCGCCAATACCATGCTCTAAAGTAAGATCTGCATGAGTATAACCCGAACCACTATTTTCTATGATGATATCTTCGACGGATCCGTCGTTGGTATTTAATACAACTCTTCCAGCAGCACCAGAACCATCCCCAGTAATACTCACGTAAGTTTCTGTATCGTAATTTTGACCGGAAGTTAATATCGTTATATTTTCATTTAATATACTACCGGCGGAATAATAAGGATTATGAATTTGCCTTGTTATAGGTATCATTCCCGATCCAGCAAATTTATTGATAAATCCTGGTGGTATGTCTGCCATATATTTCCAGATATAACCCTCTAGAGTTTCCATTAGATCAATTTCGATACCAGTAGGTTGTGTTATAGAAACCACTCCACCATTATTATTTAAACATTTATATATCCTATTGTTTGATATGCAGTAGAATTTTTTACCACTCATATCAATTTCATCATCAAACATATCAAATACTTCACCGGACGCCCATTGATTATCTGGGACAACAAATGCAACATCTGCAATCGTTACCTTTTTAGTTGATATCATGTTAGCTCGAATATCCGCTTCAGTACTGAGTGAAATGTCATATTCTGGCACATTCTCTATATCAGCCCAAGGTAGCGTATTAGAAACAAAATAATTATAATGACCTGTATTCGTCGCTATATCATCAAATACAGATTTAGCAATTGAATAATGAAATTGAGGTGTTATTTTAGCATTAGACATATTAAGAGACTGTTATAGCCCATGTGATTGACATAGAATCGGCCGATCCTATATTAACAACGTCAAAAGTTGTTCTACAAAGCATATCCCCTGCACTTGCTGCATTGAATATACCAGCTTCCGATATTGCTCCGGTTGCGACTCCAGCCGCAAAGGTCGCCACAAAGGTCGTTATATTATTAAGTGTAGAGGGTGTATTTACGGTTACTCTAGCAAGTTCCGTAGCGGTGGGGTCTAATGTGGTATCTGTCAACAATTCTACAGCAACTCCATCCCCCACCGCCATGTGTGACATAGTGCCAGCCGTTCCGCCGATTAATCCCGCGATCCAATCTCGTCCGGAATTTACAACTAGATTATCAATATTAATGGAGTTGACAACTTTGCCGGAGTTAATAACCTGTATAGTAACTTTACCTGTTACTTTTAAATTTTCTTCATTTTTCATTTATATTCCCGAATCTGTGTAAGTGGTTGGCTGATAAAAATAGTCTGTGGCATATGGATTTAAATCGAAATATTGTATATGGGAAAACCCAATAGTATCGCCTGATATTGGTTTATTTATACTCATAGAATATAAATCGTCTGCATTAACAGGATCGCTCAATATTTTTAATATATCCAATAAAGTATTATCTAATGTGTCAAGACCTTCAGTGAAATCCTTGATAAACTTAGCTTTCAAGACTCTTAAACTATCGGACAGCGACATTGAATTGGTTATAATTAATTCATCAAATGGTATCAATCCGGCTGGATGAAGAGCTCCTTTTATTACAGATCTATACGAATCTGATACAACATTTGACCTAATAGCGTATGAATATTTTTGGTAATATTTATTTTGCAGATTATTTGAATCGGATAAAAATCCTTTTCTGTCTTTATACATTCCTGTGTAAGCTGTTATAGTCGTTTCGGGTAATACTCCAATAAACCCAACACCATTAACTGTCGTTCCGATTGTTGAAAATTCCTCTGGCAAGATATTTTTAAAATGCATTTCGAATCGATCGAATGATATCCTTTTAATATGTTGAACAAATACTGTATGTGATCCGGCAGTTGTCGAATTCAGCAAAACATCTTTACCAACTAGACTTAAAGGATTGCCGTCAATTGTTACAACTTCAATTGAGTACCTATCAGTCCATTCGCCGGCAGATATCATAAGCATATCAGATGCTGGGTAGTATATCTCAACATACTCGTTAAATAATAACAAGAATAATGTTTTATATGAGGCCTCTGTACCCTTTTCCGTATACAGAGTTTTTATATTTTTTACAAGGTTAAGGACATCAATTGATTTATTTAATTTATTTGGAATCACTGCCATAAAATCCGATCTGTATTGATCGAACAATGATGATCTAGTCATGTCTAGATTTTTATACTCTAATAAACTTCCTATAGTTTGGGCTGGGAGAGGATTATACGAAGATATTTTTGCAGTTGCCCCGTTATCACCAGAAAGAGTTTCCCCAATAATAAGTCGATTTTGTTTCGAAACGAATATTCTACTATTGTCGTGATCTATTGCCTTTACGGTAGTACTCGATTTCGACGATTGACCCGTTAATATATCCCCGACTGTAAACTCTAGATAGCTGCCCGAATATATCAATTCAGCTGAGTTTAAAAATTCAAAGTATAGATCTACGAATTTTATAAAATCTGGAAATTCCGATTTAATATATTCCGGTAATTGCACGACATCTCTCATTATAATCTCGCTGGAGTGGTTTTATAATTAAAGTCGTTCGTTTGTGTGTTTAATTTTCCCGTAGATTTTATGCCATTGATATCGACGTTGACAATTTGGATAATATCATTTCGAACTGGTACAACATCAAATGAATTCAATTCAACGGATATTTGCAAATCACCATCGGGTACAGATAATATTAATAGACTATCAATTATAACAATACCGGTATCATAATCCACTGACCCTATATTATAATTACTTATATTAGAAATACCGTCATTAGATGTGTATAATAACTGCAGCACACCTTTCCCATCGTCTTCAACAGAATATACATTGGATGTATCATCGATATAAAACCCATTAGAGGACACCACCCCTTTAAGTGCTGACGTTTTATGATAATCATGAGGATGATATATACTATTATTAAAGTTAACATCATACTTTGCGGGAGATCCCGTAACAGGTTTTATGTTCTTATAAGCCGTGTGGTTAACCGTTGCTGATATAATTGATTTGTCTACGCCCATCACGACAGTTGTTATATCGGAATTATAATATACGGTGTTAAATGTAGATAATTTATTATTGTGTTCGTTAATCTTTAAAGAAATTTTTGATTCTAATTCAGAGGAAGATAACGAAGTAGCCATGACATCATATACGAAGTTTACGTTGAGCTTGAGATTGGTGTATTCCGGATTAACAAATTGTGGTAATATTGAAGATAATTTGAACTTGTTTAATTCAAGTAGAATTGAGGATTGCTCGAGCTCATTAACACTTCCACCAGACCGTTTATCAATTGATATGAATACTTTACCATATTCTGGAGGAATATTATCTTCTCCTCCCCACACCGCGATATCATTTATAAACGAAAATTGATTAATTAACAATGACTTATAATCGTTATTAGTTACCGTTCTGTTCTGTGCAGTATATAAATATGGTGCATTTTTCTTTATAGATTCTATGGTTTCAATACCAGCACCACCGGTAGTTTTGTCTGGCATGGTAATAGATATGTTTGTAAGATTTGTCACAGAAGATCCGAGAGACATTGTAGAAATATTGTTTGCAATATCCCCAGAAGATTTTAAATATTCCAATTCAACAACATTACCTATTTCTAATTTTTTACCAATAATATCATCCCCAAAATAGACCTCAAAATGTTCGTCTATACCCTCTTGCGTGAAGTATATAGCAGATGTATTATCATGTCCAACTAAAGTTTTAGATTCCGTATATGTCGTGACATCAGCTAAGGTTGAATCTTTATACACCTTTACTCTAAGGGAGGTCATATCACACGATTTGTTTGGTATTCTATATACTTGTCTACCACTATCAACAGTATAGGAGTTAGATATAAACTTACCTTCATAAACTGTAATTTCAGCTGAATTGATCGTCCCTTCAATAACTGGAATAGAATAATCGTTGATAACATTGAATTTATATCCACCAGACCCATTAAATATTGTACCTCGAGGTACAGTAATAGAATTCACCGAACCGGTTACATCCCCCGATAAACTGATAGATCCTAACGCGGATCTAACCGATCTAGGAGTATAACCCAAGGATTTAGCATGAGATACTACATTATGTCTAAGCTGTGCAGTATCAAGAAACATTTCATTTACACTCATTGATGCTGTAATGGCATTATAATGGGTGTTATATGCTAATACATCAAGAAGTGTTGACATTGCAGACCCATCAAAATCATAATCCGCGAATTGAGATTGATTTCCCAAGAAAGATTTGAGGTTGTTCTTTATATCAAAGAAATCCTGTTCTGTAGTGGAAATTGCCATTATTTTATCCTATCTAGAAAAGTGTCAAGGGAATGTACTTCCCCAGATATTGAATTAATTATAGTAAAATATATTGTAACTCT